AACCAGCGTATCGAGCAACCAAACCATCGTTCAAGAAAGGTTGGTTGTAAGTAGCTGCCAACGCTTTGTAGTAAAGGTTAGCAGTTGCACGGCCCATAATGAGCTTGGTGTTGGGGTCGCCTTGAATAGCTGCAGGTAAAGTAGTGCAAAGCGTGTTCAAGTGAGTCAATACACCAGTAGTACCGTCATCGTCACCTGTGAAAGCTCCGGCAGCGTCGCTCTTGTAAGTTCCGCTTGCGTCTTGAATCTTTGCCATAATACCGTCGAACGAAGTGTTCGCGTTGGCAGTAGATCCGTCGATTTCAAAGTTACCCTGCCACATATTCAACTCTACGCCTTCGGCAACCTTCGCTGCTACATACTGCGCGACGTAAGAAGAGAAGTCCGCAGGAGCTGGAGAAGATTGGCCGCGCATTTGAGCAGATTCCCAAGTCAAGCGCAAATCTTCGTTACAAACCTGCTCGTTAATCTTGAGAGCGGTTGCTTCGAGGACTGCTTCGCCCAAAGTCAACGGGCCGCTTCCGGTTGCAAAACCGCAATCGGTGTCTGCGAGCATTGATACGCCCGAGAACTTGCGGAGAACCGCTTTCGAGTGTACGTTTTCAAGAACGGAAATGTAACCGTTCGCAATTGAGTCAGCGGAGAGAACTGCCGCTGCAACATAAGGTCGTGCCGCTTCACCCGCGTAGGTTCCGACGGCGATACTAGCGTTAGCCATTATTTAGAAAATTGGTTGTGGATCGCGGCAACGCGCTCCTGGATTGATAAACTTTTCAAATCGACGGGGGCAGGTGCCTCCATCTTTGGAGCGCGTGAGAGGCTTGGTGTAGCCTGCTTACTCAACTCCGTAATCTTTGCGTCTCGCTCTTCGATTTGTGAAGAGAACTCCGCCTTCGTTGCTTCGATAGCTTCTGCGATCATACCTGCAACGTCTTCTCGTGTTAACACCTCTGCGGATGCTTCTACCTCTTCTACCTCTTCGGCCTTTGGCTCTTCAGACATCTTCTCCTCTTCGTCCTTGTCCTTATCGCCGTAACCCATTTCTTCTTCTTTCTCCTCTTCTTCGGCTTCGGTCTTTGCTTCCATCTCGGAAACTTTGCCGTCTTCTACCTTCAAAGACGTACCGTCTTCCAAAGAGTACTCGCCGTTCGGGAGTGGGATCTTTTCGTTTTCGTCGTTCATAACGAAAACCTCAACGCCGACAGCGAAAGACTCCGCGTCGGTCATAATTTCTTGGCCGCTTTCGAGCTTTGCGGTTGCCATTTGGACTTCTTCTTTTTCCTCCACTTCTAATTGTACGGAGTACTTTTCGAACAAGTCGGAGATGCGTTCTTTCAATGTCATCTTCGAAGAGTTTTTTTATATAACGGTTTATTGGAATTATTCCTTATTTCTCTTGGGGTGTTCCTTTGGTAAGAGGTCGTTGTCCCCGGTGTACTTCTTGTTCTGTGGCCGCCCGTTCTTTACCAGGTAGAGGAAAGCGTTAACGCGGCGCTCTTAATCTTTGGAGAGTGGCTTACGTTGAACGCTCCCAACCCGCGTTGGAATACCGCCTTCAACATCCCCACGTTCACGCCGTATCCGAGCTTCTCTTTATAGCGTTCGTTGAATTCGTCGCTCTTCTTCTTTAGGGTGGCTTCGTCTTTCTTGCTCACCTTTGCGGATCGTGTATCGGATGCGTCTCCTTTTGCCGTGCCTTTGCCTTTGGGGTTTCGGTTTGGCGTGTCGCTCTTGGGGGCTTTACGGCTTCTACGAACACCTCCTCGTGGGCCAATCTCTGCGAGTTGGTGAGTTGCTCCGGGCATATACCACGTTTTCCCGTCGAACTCGTGAGTGTGAATCCCTTCGAGGCCCATATCCTCTGCCGCCTTCCGTGCTGCTTCTTCTGTAGAGTAGGCCAATCGGTCGTTAATAATGGCGTGTTCTTCGCTAATCACCTGGCTAACCATATACTCCAAAAGCAACTCTTCGAGGTGTTCGAGTCCGAGTTCTATCTCGATGGCGGATAGCAGTTCGAGTTCTGATAGTTTCGACTTTGCCCAACGTAACCCGGCCTTGCCTCCCCATAAGAGGTAAGAGATAGTCCCGCACGCGCTGGTGTCGCTGGGATCGTAGTACTCTTCCGCCCGTGAGAGGTACGAGTACATTCTCTTAATCGTCTCCTCCGATACAGGTTCCCCGGCTGCTAATTGCGCACTTCTTACCCTACCAGTTTGGGTCGCGCACTTGTTGCCGTGCTTCTCGTTGAGTTCGCGGCCCCTCTTTGCGTTGTTCTTCACCGCGTCGGGGTAATCGCTGTACGACTCCATATCGACGCGCTCCATCTCCTCCTTTTTCATCTCGTACTTATTTGCAAAGTACCCCTCGATAGAAAAGCCCTTTACGCTGCCTTCCTTTACGAACTTCTCCCAGATAGCGTCGTTCTCAACCTTCATTGAAACCATCCACGTACCGACTGGAACCTCCAGCCCGTACATACGGCTTTTGTCCTGCTCGCCTTCTACGATCCACGACTCTACGACGTGGAGGCCGTTAATCTTGTGTTCGTGTTCCAGGGTGGCGTTCGCTTGGTTGCCGTTCTTCAAGTAAAGCTCCATCGCCCGGCGGACGGTCTTCTTTGAGAAGTAGACGTAATATTCTTCATCCCCGCTTTTTCGATAAATCGGTTTATCTGGAATAAGAGCCGCACCCATTACGATACGCTTCTCTTCGTCCTGCGTTTTGAATTGCAAGAGTTGCGCGTTCATCGCTATGAAGTCCGATTCGATAGCGGGTTGTTCTACGAGTGAGATAGCGTCGATTCCGTAGAGTTCCGCTTCTTCGTCTATTACGAGTTCTATAAAATTCATCCTACGAGGGTGGCTTGGTCGTTAATACGTTGGTTGGCTTGTTGTGCATTCGATACTTCCGAAGAGACTACGTAAGTACGGAAGCCGATTTGCCCTGCGCCCGCACCTAAAAAACTGAGATCGAGTTGCGGTGCTGTGGGTGATGGTGGCTCGGTGAGGTTAGGTCGGTTTACGCTTGTTGTACCCCCAGTAACCCCCGCATCAAACTGCTGTCGGCTTATCGTTGCAACTTGTGCCGCTCCCGCTGCCCCGGCTGCCGCCGCTGCGAGGAAGCGAGAACCGGGGAAGGTTCCGTCTTTTGCGAGTGCGGATCCTATCGCCTCTGCCGTGTTCATAATGGTTTGAACAATAGCGAGCTTTTTACCGATTTCGAAACTGCGCTTTGCTCGCTTGTCTTCGTCCTTCGTGAAGGCTTCAGATAGAGAGCCAATTGCGCTCAATGTCAGCGAAGCAAACTCCAGGCTCTGGTGTCCTATCAACTCCGCGTTGTTCAAAAAG